GGCCGGATCGGGCCGGCTGGCGCGGCGGTCGGTGCGCTCCAGGCTGGCCTCCGCCGCCTCCAGTTTCTCCAGACGATCGATGTCCGCCTTCGCCTGATCGATCTGGGCCAGGAGCGCATCATATTGTCTCTGCTCTTCCGCGCTCAGTTCCCGATTCTCTTTACCGGCCCCATCCACGAGTGCGCGTGCCTGGCCGATAAGCGCCGCGCGCTTCGCTTTCAACTCGCGTGTATTCATCTTCTTCTCCTTATTCTTTTTCGGCGAGTTCTAACTGTCGGCGCATATAAGCCAGTTGCGCCTGATGTGCTTCTCCCGCTTGTGGCGGGTCAATCAACTCGTCTGACTTCATGCCGGTGAGTCGGCGCACCGTCTCGTCGAAGCCGGCGATCCGGTCGATCATGCCTGCTGCCTGAGCGTGTTTCGGGGTGAGCACCCGTCCTTCGCCGTAATCACTACGGACCGTGGCCGTCGATACGCTGCGCCCGCGCGCCACGTCGGCCACGAACAAGCCATAAGTGGCTTCCACCAGGCTCTGGATGTGCTGGCGGGCCTCTTCGCTAAGAGGCTCATCCGGGTTGCCTTCGACTTTGTACTTCCCGGCATGGATGTAGGTGGGCTTGATGCCCAATTGTTCGAGCCGTTTTGAGTAGTCGTCGTGCACCGTGAACACGCCGATGCTACCTACCATCGCATCCGGCGTGGCAATCACTTCGTCCGCCTGGCTGGCGATCCAATAAGCGGCGCTGGCGGCCAGATTGTTAGCCAGCGCGACGATGTGCTTCTTCTCGGCCACGCGCCGGATGTCGCCCGCCAGTTCGGTTAGACCCGAGGCCGTGCCGCCGGGCGAATCAATGTCCAGCAACACGGTGTCTATCGTCTCGTCTCCTTGCAATTCGCGCAGCGCGGCTCGGATACCCTCGATCGACGTGCCGCCAAAGAAAAAACTCCAGAACGAATTGCGCTTACTGATCAGTCCGAGAATCGGAAGACGCGCCACGCGCCCGAACTTGTGATTGGATTGGCGTGCGGCCAGTAGATCATCTTGCGCCACGTGCGGCAGGACCGGCCTGGCTAGAACTGCATCCAACCATTCCGGCAGGATGGCCCAGGTTTCGCGCGCGGCATAAGCCAGCAAGTGCTCTCTCGCCAGATCGTGATAGGCCAGTGCGGTCATCAGTGCCTCCCGTTTCCTTCGGCTGCCGGCTGCCGGTTGCGCATCAGGAATGTCGTCACATCCTCGATCAGCGCCTGGCGCTCCGGGTCATCCGTCTCGGCTTCGGTCATGTTCAGCGGTGTCAGGTAGCGATCGCCGCCCTCGATTGGGTTCATGTTCTCGCGCTCGCGGATTTCGTTGCGGCTGAGCCAGCCCCACTGTCGGCCCACCGAATAGGCGTTGTAGCGGCTGGCCACGTCGCCGCGCAGCAGGCCGTCGACCAGGAATTCGGAGAAGAACTGGGTGCGCTCGGCCGGCAAGAGCAACTTGGTCTGCACCGCCTGCTCGAAACGGGTCAGCCACGGCCGCAGCGTGTGCACCACGAACTCCAGCCCTTGGTGCTCGATGTTGCTGAAGGTAGCATGTTCCAGGTCGCCGATCAGGTGCGGCTGCACCCGGAATGGCCGCGCCACTTCGCGCAGTTGGAAGGTGCGGCTTTGCAACATCTGCGCGTGCTCCGGCTCGACCCCGACCTTGTTGGCCTTCATCCCCTCTTCGAGCACGGCCACGCCATGCGCATTCGATGCGCCTTGATGGATTTCATTCCAAGAATCGCGGATGTTCTTGCTGGCTTCCTTGTCCTTGAACTTGCCCGGATACTCCAATATGATCCCCGGCAACGCACCATTGCCGAAGAAACGCGCCGCAAACTCCTGCAAGGCCAGTCCCAGCCCGATCGCCTCGCCCGCTTGCCGGGTGGGGCTGATGCCCAGGATGCCATTCATGCTCAGCGCGGGGATATGCAGAATCTTAGAGGCCTGGAAGGATTGCAGGCCGCGCTTGGGGTCTCGGTATTCGTAAACCAGCCGATCGTCCCTGTCGCGCTTGAGTGTCATACGCTCCGGATCGAGCGGCCACAACTCGCGCACGCGGCCCGCGCCATCGGCGATGATCTCGCTGAATGAATTGCCGTGCATACACAGATGCAGCACGCACGTTTCCCGGTAGGTCTGGCTGGTCATATCCGGGTTGGGCGCGTCGTGCAGCACCGGGTACAGGTAATGATCCGCTGCCCGTTCTTTGCCGCTGCCGGGCAGGCGGCGATACACCAGCCAGGGCAGGCTACCGATGCTCTCGCACAGCACGCGATAGCAGGCGAAGACGGCGCTGAGCGCCATGGCGCCCATCGGCGACACGCGCATTCCGCTGGCCGTCGGCCCGCCGCCCAGATAGTTCAACACCAGCTCGACGACCCGCGAATCAGTCAAGTTGCCCTGCTCGGTGCGCTGCTCGAAGAGATTGGCGAAGATGCTCACGGTTTGCTCCGCGCCTTAGCCATCGCGCCGGCGATGCCGTATCCGGTCATCGATAGGCCGAACATGATGATGCCGGCGGGGATGTAGATCAGCCCCGCGCCGAGGCTCACGACGAGCAGCCCCAACAGGATCAACACGTCAAAGCGATCCATCACGCCCGCCTCACGAACTGGTGGCCGGGCTGGATGTGGTTATAGTGCACGTGCCAACCCATCGCTTGCTCTTCGGCCCGATAGCGCGGCCGGCGCTCGACGAACACCTTACGCTCGCCATGCGCCTGGCTGCGAATGCGATAATGCCGCTTGATAAAGTCGATCGGGTATACCCACTTGCTTCAAATGCCACGTCGTGCGCGCCCTGATTGCTCACGTCAATTGGACCTACCGCCTTCCAGGAATCGGTGACCGGCAGCACGTCGCGGCCGTAGGCTTCGAAAGACGTGAAGTAGGTCACCGGGTCGTCGACGCCCGGTTTGAAACCGTCATCGGTCGGGTAGTATTCGTGCATCGTGAAGTTGATCGCGTTATACCCGGCCAGCCAGACCCGCCAGATCGCCTCACGTAGATCGCCGCCACTGGGTGCTTCGACGTACTGATCCGCGCCGTGCAGGACAAACCAATCCGCTCGCAGTACGCCCACCGCAAGATGGCTGATGTAATGGCAGAGGGCCTCCCAGTTGAACTTATCCTGTGGTCCCTCCGCCGGCCAGCGGGTCATGCATCGCCGCCAATTCCCAACTGCCATCGGTTGACCAGTTATCCAGCACGTGCACGCCGATCCCGCGTTCGATCAGGTGGCGCAACATCCAACTCAGAATGTCGGCCTCGTTGTAGACGGGCATGATCGCCAGCACGCGGAACGAATCAGGCACGCTCATTTGATCACCGTGTAGGTGAATGGGCCGTGCTCGGGCGGCATCATGCCTTCCGGCACCGGATCGAAACTGGCGCTGGTAACATATACCCACAGCATCGCCAGGTAGCCCTCTTGTGCATACAGCGGTCCCAGCCCGACGACCTTAAATCTGGCGGCGCGTCGGTCTCGATGCGACCATAAATTGGTAAGAACCCGCGCAGCATCAAACTCAACATCTCAGTGGAGACCCGAAGTTTGACGACTCGCCGCAAGATGTCTATGGACATATCACACCGTCAGTAGGCCGCGCGTCTCGTACACGCTACCCGCGTCTTGAAAACCGTGTCGCATGGCCCGGTCGAGCGCCATGATCAGCGCCACGATCCCGTCAATCTTCTCCCGGCTCTTTTGCTTGTTCGGCTTCACGTTGCCCGCCGGGTCGGTGCTCACCACCAGGTTGTCGGCCATCCAGCGCGCCACCTTGTTGCCGCCATGCGCCAGATTGCCATTCAGCACCAACCGCAGCAGTTCTTTGGTCGGCGCGCTCATGCTCACGAAGCCCTGGCCGAAGGCCACCATCGTGAAACCCAGCGCCTCCAACTGCTGGCTGATCTGAAACGCTCCCCACCGGTCGAATGCGATCTCCTCGATGTGGAACTGTTCGCCTAGCATCTCGACGTCGCGCACGATCGTGCCGTAATCGATCACGTTCCCCTCGGTGGCGGTGATCAACCCTTCGCGCACCCAGGCATCATAGGGCACCCGATCCTTGCGGGCGCGTTCGATCATCTTCTCGCGTGGAATCCAGAACTTCCATAATGCCAGGAATCGATCGGCATCGTTATCGTCCGGGAACACCAACCCCAGCGAGGCGATGTCGCTGTTGCTGGCTAGATCGAGACCGCCGTAGCAGGTCATGCCTGCCAATTGCTTCGCATTCGCCGGTCCCGTGCAACGCTCCCAAGCTGCCATCGGCAGCCAGCGGGTCTCTTGCTGCGTCCACTGATTCAAATGCAGCCGCCTGAAGGTGTTCTGATAGGCCGGCGACATCTC